CTACCTTTGTTAGACTTGGTATCCTTGTTTGGAGTGGCGGAATACTCACTCTAGCTTATATACAACTTCCTCCTGCTCTTGGTATTCCCGAACAGAAGTTAGATCCTACTTTTATTGCATCTGTATTCACTGGTGTTCTTGCAACCTTTGGTGTTCAGGCAGCAAAGAAAAATGGAGATGGAACCTATAAAGCACAAGCTGCGGTTGCTTCTGGTGGTATCACCAAAGCTGATTTGAAAGAACTTATTGATGCTGCCAAAGAGACAGCACCAGCACAGATAATCAGAGTAGAACAAGCCCCACTAGTCATCTCTGCGGTTGAACCTAAAAAAGACTTGAAATCCTAACAAATAGTTGTCTTAAACACACTCCACATCTAATATAGATTATAGAGTTTTAAGAGAAAAATGATCTCTTCGCTAATGAACAATGGCCTCTTCTTAGGAGGTCTTTGCTATGCTTTAATAGTTGTACCAGTGATAGGAATGCAACTGATCCACGAACACGGATGGCAACACTGGCAACCCTTTGAAAGTGACCACAAATGAATCTAATACTAAGAACACACGAGAACTTCAACGATCCAGTATGGAGTGTAATATTGTGTATTATTATACTTTTGTTAGGCATCGGTTATTATATTTTATACATAATGAGAACTGCCTTTTATGAGTTAAAACATGGGAGCTATGACACCACCAAGCAGAAAAAGCTGCTACAACTTTCGAGTAACGGAGATTAATCGTGTTCTTGATGGCGATACTATTGATGTCACCATTGATCTGGGGTTTGACTTATACAAGAAAGAAAGAGTTAGAGTTGCAGGAGTTGATACGCCAGAGAAAAGGACGAGAAATCTAGAGGAGAAGGCTCTTGGAATCGAAGCAACCAACTGGCTCAAAGAAAAACTCGAAGGCACTTTGGCTGGTGATGATGAGTTGTCTGTTAGGACTGAACTTGTTGGTGGCACTGGGAAGTATGGGCGTCTTCTTGGTTGGCTTTACATCGGGGATGCAGATGTGTCCCTCAACGAGCAAATGATTACTGAAGGATATGCTCACGCCTATGACGGAGGAACAAAGAACATGGACCTCGAAGCACTTCGTGAGATTCGTAGATCACATGGAACATTAGTTGAATGATGAAAGACTTGAAAATTCCTTTTGCGATTGTATCATTCTTGTTAGTTCAAGGTGCTGGTGCTGTTTGGTGGGCATCAGCAGTTGATAGTAGAGTGAAAAATTTAGAGACACAAAGTTTGAATATTGCAAAAGAAAACAGAAGATATATTCAAGAAGTGATTATGCCATCCTATAATATTAGTTCAAGTTGGAAAAATCCATACCATGATGATTGGTTAAAATCTGGTGGTTGGAAAGATTAGTTGTAAACTATATACTTTTTAATTAGGAAAAGTAAAAATGCAAAAAGTAATTAATGTCCTAGCAGTTCTTTCTTTCGTTGGAACCGCAGGTATTGTTGGAGGTGGTACTGCACTATATCTCAATAAAGATTCTATTATTGAAAATGCAAAGAGTCAAATTGCAGCAGCTGCCGGAGAGGCGATTACAGATTCCCTTCCTGACATGATGGATTCTAGTATGCCTGAGGTCCCCGGTGCTACTGGCGGTATTCTTCCCATGGGTGGAGGTGGACTTCCTTTCTGATGGATATACCTGAGATTGTTATCCCCAATAATAGTATTCATATTACTGATATTCGTGATGTGAATATAAATGTACTGCCTGATTGGATGGTCAATCCTCCACAGGCACTACCAGTTTACCCACCCGTGACTTCACAGGTGGGTGTTCCTATTGTTAACATACCTGGATGTGTCGAGTCTCATAGGGATAGTAGTGAGAATCAAACACTTAAAGAAGAAGATAAGGATGGTGTTAGAGTATTCTGTGATGCAGGAACACCCAGTTTCAATCCAGTTGATTATGATCCACGCAGATTAGAGATAACAACAACATCTCCACCACCTCCACCATATAAAGCACCAGAAGCAAAACCACCAGAGACTCCTGCTACACCAGCACCTCCTAAGACTGATGCTGTATTGGCAGAGTGTCCTAGTAGAGCACAAGAATTAAAAAACCCTGTAGGAAAGATCCTAGAGGGTAATAAGAAGATTACTGGGTATGAGACAGTAGGAAAAGAATGTCTCCCTGTATTTGAAACTCTCAATATACCTGATCAGATTGTACAGAACATACCATCAGCAGGTATGATAACTGTTACCGCCTCAATTGCTGTAGTTGCGACGACCTCTGCACTGATCGCAAAGCCTCTTGCTGATCTTTTGTTAAAAGTGGTGAAACCTGTGACGAAAAAGGTTGTGAAGAAGATTGCTGCCTTACGGGGTAAGAAGCCCCCTGTGTTGTCTGCTGCGGAGAGGAAGGCGGAGCAACGCGATAGGAATCGGGCGATAAAGATCCTACGTTCGGCACTGAAGCCGAAGGGATAGAGTGACGATGTTGTTTGACAGTATTGACATTATTAACTACTACGTCAGCACATATTTTAAAGTAAGGACTTCTGGGGTGAAAACTGATTCCCCTTTGCATGAGTTCACCACAATTCTTAAGTCTCGCGATCTCAAAGTCTAATCTTTTATTAGCAATCAATTGTTGTTGCATTTGTATTTGAGTATCTGCTGCTGTCTTACAACGTTCTTGTAATCCACCATCAAGTGGGAAAGAGATTGTTGCAGATAATCCAAGACTGGTGCTATAGTTTTTAGTGTCACCAGTTCTCACTGGTTTCTGCCAGATTTCTGATCCAGGATTATCAGGTACACCATCACCCATCATTTCCATAACAGTGATAGACATGTCTTGACCATCTTCATATGCACGAACAGTCTCACCTTCTGAATTGGTATATGTTCTGTCATCATAATGTTCTGACCATGGCCAGTTCTTAACTACTTTCTGAGTTTCTACCATCTGACCTTCAAAATCTCTTCCATCATATTGAGGTTCCATGTAATGTGTCTCAAATGGATCCTTCTCATTACGAGCATGAGTAATGAATGGTGTGATGTTTGCAGTAGGTCCTTGACATGCAATACCACCACCATATTGATTTGTGATGTATGGTCCTTGTAAGACCTGAATAGCTTGGTTGGTAACCGAGCCTGAACTATTAGCTATTGGATTTGCTGTTGCACTTACACCCCCTACATCTGCTGCATGTGCAGGGACAGTTACAACCACAGTCAGTGCAGATAGACATAATGCTTTTATTGAGTAAAAATTGAAGTTGTGTCGGTTATTGAAGTAACGTCCGTGGTTCTTTGAATCACCGTTTGATTTGTTACACCCGGTCCCATGTAGGTCTGAGTGAACTGGAATGCTGCTCCTGGTTCTGCGATTGTGAAACTCTGTCCATTTAAATTTAGACCAGAGTTGGCACTTGTTACTTGCCCCTCTGTTCCTCCTAATGGATTCACGATTACTGAGTTTGTCGTTGGATTCGGACTGAGGGATTGTCCCCCGTTGGTCACATTTGTTCCCGATACTGAATACTGCCATCCTGTTGCATAATCTATAGAGTTAATCGTTTCAGTCACCTTTGATGTTGTCTCTGTGTGACTCGTCATTGATCCCTGGCTGAAGTTTGGAACCACGGGGACCGCCAGGGCAACGGCAGGAATAAGACTTACTCCCACCACAGACATCACAATATATATGATTGTCTTTCCAGAAGTCATGATTTTTGACCTCCATTTATTTAGTGTAGAATTGAGAGCTCACTGACAAATTGGCCAGTAGCATTTGTACCAGCTCCACCAGCCGTAACCGTAAGAGCACCAGCAGTAGAGAGAGTACCTGCTAGAGTACCAGCAGTTCCTGCAGTTGTAGATGTAATGTTACCGAAGTTTGCTACAGCACCAACAGTGACTGCACTAGTCGGGATTGCATCACCTTGTGTATAAGACTGAGAGAAACTAAAAGCACTACCAGGATTATCCTGAGTGGCAGCAATAGTGCCAGGAGCATATACTCCAGACGTGATCGTGCCAACAGATACTGTATTAGCTGTGGTTCCATCAGTAGTATCTACACCACTGCCTGAAACTGAAAATGTACTACCCAGTCTTGTAACATTGGTAGCAGCAGCATCAACGGTTAGTTGAACACTAGAAGATAATCTATGAGTAAGAGCACCTGCATTTGCTGCTGATGCGGTCATCAATAACATTATGAAAGGTAAAAACCGTTTCATAGATAAAACCGAGAAGGGTATGTGTGCTATTTAGAAGTTAAATTTTTTGATATAATGTTAAAGTATCACTACAAACATTTCACACGATTAATAAAATTGATTAAATAGTTACTCACCGAAAATTAATTAAACAAAATGTATTCCAAGGAAACATCTGACTTATTTGTCAGTCGAAA